GACCGGAGCAATTCCGGCTCCTTTTCAAGCCCCTGTCCCCTCGGGGGCTTCATAAAGGAGATTCACATGCCCAGACCAGCCAAGCAGGAAGTGCCGGAAACCATCGAACCCGCGGCGCCGCGATTCGTACTCAAGAAGAATCACGGACTGACGATTCTCGGTAAGTCACATCGCCACTTCACCGCAGGCACGGAGTTTGACCCGGCCACGGATGCAGATCTGATTCTTCGGCTCATTCAGTCCGGCGCAATTTTCGAGTAAGCGATGGCTTTCACACCATTTACCCTCACCGATGCCCAGTTGACCGATGTGCGCCGTTTTTGCGGATACCCATTGCTCGGCGATGGAAATGTGGTGTTTCCGTACCCGTGGATCATGCGGACGTACTTGGCGCTCGAATACCGCCTTCAGCACATGAGTGCGAACGAGGGCGCAGTCGTCGTCAACACGTACCTCACGAACCTGTACACGCTGGAAAGCGCGATCCCGGGCACGAGCGCGAATCTGGATACGGACGTTGCCGCAGTATGGACACACAACAAGAATGAGCAGGCTGACCGTGATCGCCTGTTCGATTCGTGGCGCAAACGGCTGTGCAACTTCCTCGGCGTCCCTCCTGGCCCGAACTTCGGCGGATGCTCTAACGCGCTGGTGGTTTGAATGACAGTCATCGCGTGGGACGGGAAAACACTAGCTGCCGATCGCATGATGGAGATGAACGGCGGCAAGTTCCCGATTACAAAGATTCGTCGCCTGCTTGATGGCGCGCTGATTGGATCGGCTGGCGACACTCCGCGCGCAATGCAGTTGGCGGAATGGGTCGAAGGCGGCTGTGTTGCCGGCCAACTACCAGCCCCGCAAGGCGACATGTATGCCCGCTTGCTGCATATCCGGTTGGATGGAAAGGCAGTCCTGTACGCGAACAACGATCAACCGATTGTTGTCGAGCAGCCGTTCATGGCTATAGGCAGCGGTCAGGACTACGCAAACACAGCGATGTATCTCGGCCACGGCGCGCGACAGGCGGTCGCAATCACGTCTGAACTGTGTTCGTCGGTAGGCATGGGAATTGACACTCTGGAGTTGTGATGGACGCAGGACGACTTCAGCAGCTCATTTATAAGGGCTACGGCACCGCCGCAACGCACATCGGCCCCTGCTACAGCCTCTATCGCCCAACATCGGCCGCCAATCCCATCGCGCCAACAACGCTGCTCGGCACGCTAAACGCCAGCTTCAACGCGATGGACATGAAGTATGGCAAGCCGAATGTGTATGGTAAGCCGCTCTGGTACGCATTGCTGGATGGAACGGTTACGCAGGTAGGCGACTACCTCGTCAGCAATGACAAGACGTATTTCATCGCTGCCATGCAGACGACGCTGCCGATCCTCGCAGTGGATTGCAACCGCACACTGAACATTTTCCGCCCGCAGCAGCAGACTGCAGCCGGCGAGAATCCGTACGGTGGCACGATCGACTCGAACCAGACCGAACTGATGACGGCTTGGCCTGCTTCTGTGCTTCAGGGCACGAAGGGCGAGAAGGATGGCGCAGTTCTACCTGGTGACGTCCGCTTGCCCTGGTGGGCGATCCTGTTCCCCGCTTATCCCGGCGTCACACTTCTGACTGCCGACATCATCACCGACGATATTGACCGTCGCTACATCATCTCGAGTGCTGAATTGACGGATCTCGGGTGGCGATGCACGGCCATACAGGCGCAGACGTGAAAAATCATCAAATCCGCATTGTCAGTGACGGCACTCCTTTCGGCACCAAGGTATTCGACGCGGAGGGCAGCGAGATCAAAGGCTGCATCACGAAGGTCGAATGGTCCATTGAGGGCGGCAAGGTCGCCCAAGCCACGCTGACGTTTTCGGATGTGGAGGTCGATGTGTCGGGAGATGCGCCAAATGGCTGACATTTCCGATGTCATGAACACCATGGCCGCCCAGATCACGGGTTACGTATACCCAAACGGTACCGGCCAAACCTCCGTCACCGGCAAGACGATCAAGGTCTATCCTGGCTGGCCGACTTCATCATCGCTCGATGCGGACCTTCAGAACGACCTGACCAACGTCAGCATTTTCCCCGCTGGCACTGAACGCAACGTGACGCGCTATCGCCCGAAGCAGAACGTCATGTCGATTCAGACGCCGACGCTCACGCTGACGGCGGCTGCAAACGTGGTGACGGTCGGCGGCGCGATGCCGTCGCCTTTCACTGTGCACAACCTTGCGTTACTGGTCGACAAACAGCCGTTCATCTACTCGGTGCAGTCAACCGATACGCTGACGTCGATCGCAACGGGACTCGCTGCGCTGGTTGCCGCGCAGTTTCCCGGGACGACATCGAGCGGTGCGGTTATCACGTTGCCGACGAACACGGTTCCGATCGTGGCGCGTGTAGGGACGACTGGCCTTGTGACGACCGAATGGGAGCGTCAGCAGCAGCGTATCCAGATCACCGTCTGGGCGCCCGATCCGACATCCCGCAATCAGGTATCCACGGCAATCAAGAGTTCGCTGGCGCAGATTGCCTTCCTGACGATGCCCGATGGCTTCGGCGCACGCGTCCTGTCTGCCGCCGGGACGATATCCGACCTGCTGGAGAAGGCCAAAACCTACCGGCGCGACCTGTTTTACGAGGTCGAATACGCCACTACGGTCAGCCAGACCCTCGCAACCGTGGTTGCCACGCAAATCACCTTCGAGACGCAAACAGGCGTCCCGATCATTACCCGAACTTACTAACTGGAGCCGACATGGCTGAAGAAACTGTTGTGACGGCCCCGAAAGCGAAGGCCGACTTTCATCTGGTCGTGATCCATGCATTCGATGGCCGCAAGAAGGGCGAAAAGATCACGGATGCTGATGTGATCGCTGAGATGCAATCTCACCATCTCGATCATCACTGCCGCAAGATCGCCCCGCAGTAATTCCCCCTTTTCGCATTCGCAGAGCCGCCTCTTGGCGGCTTTTTGCATTTATGGAGCACGCTAAATGCCGACTTACCAGGCTGGGCAGTTGAATCTCGCCGGGCAACTGCCGCCCGGGGCATATGTTCAGGTGGTCGCACCTCCGCCTGTCGTGCAGGGTATTGCGACCAATGGGCTAGGGAGTGTTGGCGTCGCTTCATGGGGTCCGGTGAACTCCGCCTACGGCGTAGGTTCGCCGCAGATCGCCAGCCTTTCGCTTGGCCCGGTGACCGTGCGTTCGCACGATCTCGCGACCGCCATGGCGATTTATTTCGGCATGGGGCAGACGAATAACGTCGCAGTGCGTGTGACGGATGGTACGGATACCGCTGCCACGTCCGCAATCAAGGATGGCGCGGCGACTACCGGCGCGACGCTCACCGGTTTCTATACCGGTGTCGTCGGCAACACGCTTCAGGCCACGATGTCGAACGGCACGAAGCCGGCCACGTTCAAGTGCACGGTCGCGCTGCCCGGCCAGTTGTCGGAGATCTACGACAACCTTGGCGTGGGTGTGATTCCCGGCACCACGACGCCGGGCACTGGCTATACGTCCGTCCCCGCGCTGGCAATGAGTGCCCCGCAGACTGCAGGCGGTCTCCAGGCGATCGCGCAAGCGACTCTCAAAGCGCTGTCCGCCAACATCACGGGCAGCGGCGGTAGCGGTGGCACTGGTTATGTGACCGGCGACACCATCACGCTAGCGAATGGCGTGGTTCTGACGGTGACGGCCACAGCCGGTGTCATCACCGCGCTGACCGTCACGAATGCGGGTTCGCTCGGCGGCGGCGCGGCACCGGTATCCGGCAACACGCAGATCCAGACGTCCGGAGTCGGTACTGGTGCAATCATCAACCTCGTATGGGGTCTGGGTGCGCCCAATATCCTCGTGCCGGGCACGGGCTACACGTCGGCTACTGGCGCCCTCACGGGCGGCGGCGCGGGCACAGCGGGTTCGTACACCTTCGGCACGGGTTGCTGGACCAATCTCGTCGGGGCGATCAACAACGGCCAGTCCGGCGTTCGTGGTCCGTCGCAACTCGTCATTGCCACGATCGGCACCTCGGCGGCTGCGCCAGCACTCGCGACATACACCTTCTCGGGTGGCACGGACGGCGCGGCCGGCGTGACCGATGCCACGTTGGTGGGCACGAACTCCACGCCGCCCACCGGCATGTACGCGCTGCAAAACGCGAACGTGCTGACCATGAACCTGGTCGACCATTCGACGTCCACGCAGTGGAACACCGTCGGCGCTTTCGCTGAACTGTACGGCATCTTCGGCGCCGGGCAAGCACCAGCCGGCACCAACGTCGCGAACACTGCGTCCCTGCTCGCCTCGGCCGGGGTCGACAACTACAGCTTCAAGTGTCTGGTCGGCGACTGGGTGTACTGGCAGGACACGGTCAACAACGTGCAGCGCCTCGTTGGTCCCGCGACATTCTGGGCACCGATGCGCGCGAACATGGCGCCGAACCAGTCGACGCTCAACAAGCCTGTCAACGGGCTGATCGGCACGCAGCGCTCGGCGCAGAACCTGCTGTACGCGGATTCGGAAGCGCTCGCTGCTGTACAGGGCCGCGTGGACTACCTCGCCAATCCGGCGCCGGGCGGAAACTACTTCGCCTTCCAGACGGACATGAACTGCTCGACGTTCGCCGCGACGAATTCCGAGGGCTACACGGCGATGACGAACTTCCAGGCACTGTCGCTGGCGTCGAACTTCGGCTGGGTGGTGGGCAATCCGCAGACGACCGATCTGCGTCAATCCGTGAACGATGCCATCACTGGCTTCGAAATGAACCTCTGGCAAAACCTGGAGTACATCGGTGACGTCAACAACCCTGGCACCGTGCCGTTCTCGGTGCAGACCAACGCGGCGAATAACCCGACGTCACAGGTCGCCACTGGCCTGATGCAGACACTGGTGAAGGTCATCTACGAGTCGATCGTCCGAGTGTTCGTGATCTCCCTGCAAGGCGGCGGCACTGTCCAAGTGACCGTCAATCCCGCGTAACCCGTCCAGCCCCGCAAGGGGCTTTTCTCTTTCCAGGAGCGCCAAATGGGCGTCAATAGTTTCAATATTGGCCGCGACGGGTCGCAGATTACGATCTTCGATTCGATTCTCGGCCAACTCACGTTTAACGGCATGATCTCGTTCGATTCGCGCGCACGCACGAAAAAGCTCGAGTCCGAGAACATCACCGGCACCACGGTTTTCCGCAATGTCCCGAACGGCCACGAAGGCACGTTTGAGTTCGACCGGCAGGATTCGAGCGTCGAAGCCGCGTTTGCCCAGTACGAAGCGAACTTCTACGCCCAGTTGCCGCCTCCGGTTGCCGTCATCACGCAGACCATCAACGAACTCGATGGTTCGGTGACGCAGTTCCAGTACATCGGCGTGCAGCTCGACCTGACGGATGCCGGTTCGTGGAAGGGTCTCGACAAGGTGAATCCGAAAGTGGGCTGGGTGGCGTCGAAGAAGATTCCGTTGAGCGTCGGGGTGTAATCGATGACCAAAGTCACCATCAAACCCCATACCGCAACGCCCAGCGAACAGATTGTACGGGCGGCGAACGAGGAATTCTCGGTCACTGATTCGCTGGGGCGCGTGATTGCCCTCAAGAAACCTGGGGTACTCGCCCAGTTCGACCTGATCGAGGCATTGGGCGATCTGGCAAAGAACGATGTCTACCGGATCATGTGCATCCCCGCGATCTACGTGGTTTCGATCAATGGCGAAGTGGCGCCGCCGCCGAGCAATCGTGCCCAGATGCGCGCGCTGATTTCCCGTCTTGGCGAGGAAGGGTTTGTTGCCATCAAGCAGGGCATCAGGGAGCACTTTCCAAACCCTGAAGAAGATGACGAGGAAGACGAAGCCGTAAAAAAATAGTCGACGCCACACCGATCCGGCAATGCCTGTGGCTAGTCAAGAACGGCGTTCCGTTTGATGTGGCGTTTGCGCTGGATGAGATAAAGCGCACGGCCTGGTCGATCATGTTTTCCGAACTGGAAAGCGGCAAGCAGTACAGCTTCATTTCGCGCACTTTCGAGGCCAAAAAATGACCGAGTTCAAGAGTTTCGCAGCGTTTGCGGCGCATCTTGAGCGACTTGCGGTCTCAGGCCCGGAAGTCACGCATCACATCGTCGACAAGTCGGCTGAAGAGATCCAGAAGACGGCGCAAGGGATCATCGGCGAGTACCAGCCCGAGATTGGTCCCTATCCGGCGTGGGAAGAACTCGCCGACCGGACGAAACAGGAGCGCGCGCGCCTTGGTTACTCGGAAAACGACCCAGGTTACCGCACGGGCGAGATGCAGAAGTCGGTCCAGCGGACGGTAGAGAAGAACGAGGCAGCGGTTGGTTCAGACGATCCGCATCTGGTGTGGTTCGACCTCGGTACGCCGAATCAACCGCCTCGCCCGATCATCGGCCCTGCAGCAATCCATAGCCGTGAGCGTGTCGGAATGATCATCGGCAAGACGATGTTTGCGTGGCTCGCCGGCATGGGATGGCGCAGACCACGGATTACCAGCGGCGATTGAAATAAGCAAACAGAAAAATCACGCTGAGAATTGCCAGATACACGCCGACATACGGCACGAACAGCATCATCGTAGGCAGAAACAGCGCAAACAGCCGGTTCATGGGCTTGCGCATCTGCCATCTAAGTTTCCAGCCAGTCGCATAGCCGTTGTGGTTCCTGACGCGCGGTTTCGGGTATTGCACCCAGGAAATCCGGTCAGCCAGCCATTCGTGCGTGCGGTAGATGAACCTCATGCCAGTTCCAGGTTCGAGAGGGTGATCACATTGGCGCCGCCCTTTACTCGAAGAATGATTTGCTCCCCGATATATGCGCCGCTTTCCAACTCGCACTGCGGGAATGCCCGTTGCCAAAAATCGAGTTGATCTTCGGCCATTGATCGAGGCCAATCCCAAGGGGGATTGCGATATTGGCGCTCCATTTGATCAAAGAATTCGGCGATTTCCATCGTTCCTCCGTGCTAAGTACTTGAGTGTAATCCAAAAATGATTGACGTCTATGCGATCGGCGCCACGCTCAAGCTCAATGACCTGGTAACGCCGCAACTGCTCAAGTTGTCGGAACAGTTTGAAAGGGTTGACGTACTCGCTGCGGGCGTCACCCGTCAACTGAAGGCGATGGGCACCGAAGTCGCTGGCATCAAAGGCCTGATTGTGGCCTCTGCCAAGCTCGATGCGGGCCTGAAGGGTGTCGGTGATCAGGCAATCGTCGCAGAAAAGCGGCTTCGTGGCATCAATGGTGCTATCCCGACCGCAGGCATTGGGCTTGAACGGGAACTGAACCGCGCCAATCTTGAAGCGGATCTGCTCGAAAAGAAATTGCTTGGAATGCGCGCACTCGGTCGCGTTCCGGGCGGTGGCGGGAATGGTGTTCCACCTCTCATTCCTGGTGCCGGCGGGAGCGGCGGTCGTCACGGCGGTGGACGAATCCACGGTGGCAACCTGCACATGGGCAACCATGGCGTAGGCATTGGCGGTATCGGTGTCGGCCTGATGGATGACGCACTTATCCCGCTGGGCGCCGCGATGGTGGCCGGGTATGTCGGGCATAAGTTCTACGAAGGCGCCAAGGACTATCAGGACGCCACAATGCGCTTCAAGGCGCTGGGTCTTGGTGATGCGGTCAACGAAGAAGCCGATAAATTTGCCAGGGCGACCCAGGCATACGGCGTATCGCAGACCGAACTGATGAGCGCAATGGCCGAATCGGCCGGCCTCTTCAATTCGTTTGACGAGGTGAAGCGTTTTACACCTCAGGTAGTGACGCTCGGCAAGGCAAATGCTGCGATTTACGGCAGCAAGGTCGGTGAACTGGATGACGAAGGCCTGAAAAGCCTGATGAAGTTCATCGACCGGCGCGGTGGGACGAAAGACGATGCGTCATTTGCCCGCAATCTGGACCTCGCCGAAAAGCTCGTCACCGGTTCGGGCGGTTTCCTGAAGTTTCAGGACCTCGGCAACTTCTCGCAGCAGGGCGGTACAGCTTTCCGCAGTTTGTCTGATGAAGGCCTCCAGCACATGGAAGGCCTGATGATCGAGCAGGGGGGATCGAAAGCCGCCGTCGCCATGATGAGCATCTACCAGAACCTGGTCGCCGGCCGTACGCCGAAGAAGACCATGGGCCTGCTGCAAGACCTTGGCCTGGCGACCTTGCAGATGCAGACGCATGGCGAGATCAATGGCAAGCCGATGAAGTCGCTGATTATGAGTGACATCAAGGATAGCGCCCTGCTCCAGTCCGACCCCGCACGGTGGATGAATGACGTCCTGCTGCCCGCGCTGGCGAAGAAAGGCATTACCTCGCAGGCTGCAATCCTGAAGGCCGTCAATGACGTGCTGTCGAACCGCAATGCGTCGAATCAGGCGTCGATCATGACGACCCAGCAATTCCAGTTGGTGCGGGACTACAAGCTCGCCAAGGGAGCGATGGGCGCCGATCAGGTCACGAACATGTACAAAGGTTCTGCCGGTGGTGCAGAAGACGACTTTACCGCGGCGTGGACGGACTTCAAGAACCAGTTCGGCAAGACCATGTTGCCGGCGATCACGAACATGCTGAAGGAAGGCGCAGACATCCTGCGCACGATCGCAGCAGCATCCAATACCGCTCCGGTTCAGACCGCATCGAATGCCACAAGCAGCGTGCTCCATGCGTTCGCTTGGCCGTACCGCGCGATCAGTTCGATGTTTGGTGGTGGTGACAAAGGGCATGCGAGCACGTCTGTCGCTGGCGGTTCGGGTGGCGCAAGTGGCCCAGTCCATACCACGATCAATCTTGATGGCAGGAAGATCGCCACCGCCGTTTCGCCATACTTCGCCGGCCCGCTCGGCTCCGGTATGTACATCGGCGGCGTCGACAACAACGTTTCACTCCCCATGCCGGCCCTGAAATGAGCGACATCACCCTCGTCCTTGGAGACTTCACGTTTCAGGATATCGAGATACCGGAAGTCATCGGGTTTGGCGGGGATCAGCGACTTTCGATCAAGAAACTGGTTGGCGGTGTACGTGTCATCGATGCGATGGGCAGCGATCCGCGCCCGCTGGAGTGGTCCGGTTACTTTTTCCCAACGCAGGACGGTCAGTCGGCGCTCGACCGCGCGCTGACGCTCTCGCAAATGAAGGACGCGGCGCAACCGGTCGCGCTGTCGTGGGATGAACTGTATCTGATGGTCTACATCAGGTCGTTCGAGCCGGATTACCGCTTTGCCCGCATTCCGTACAAGATCGTCTGCGAGGTGCTTCAGGATCTGACGGCGCCGGTCTATGCCGATGCCGGTCCTGACGCTGACGACCTGATCAATGGCGATCTGGACTCGGCCAATACCCTCACATCAGCAACCGGAGACAGTACGCTTTCCGGCCTGATGAGCACGGTTTCATCGGCAGTCTCGATCGTGAAAACGTTCGTGGGTGCCTCGTTGAGTACGGTTGCCTCGGTATTGGGTCCGATCCATCAGGCGGTCTCGTACGTTGAGTCGCAGATTGGCTCTGTCGACAACATTCTGGCGAGCGTCGGTGTTCCGGCCGGCGTTCTCCCATCCGTGCCGGTCCTGCAAAACGTGGGCGTGTTCACATCGATTCTTAACGCGACCACATTGCAGGTCCAGTACACGCAGATTGGCGCCCTCCTGGGCCGGATGCAGACGAACCTCGGTCAGATCAATTCGAGTGGCCGAGTAATCACGGTCGGCGGCGGAAACCTGTTCGATATCGCCTCGAAAGAGTATGGCGACCCTAGCGCGTGGACGCAGATTGCGCAGGCCAACAACCTCAGTGATCCGACGCTGACCGGCGTCAACACCCTGATCATCCCGCCGTATAACAACGGCACTTCTGGCGGCGTCCTTTCCTCATGACGGCTTTCCTCGCACCGGTTGGCCGTCAGCCGCGGGGCGCAGTCAAATTGAATGGCGAACTGATTACTGGTTGGGTGGATTTCGATCTGACCAATACCTCCTTCTTCAGCGCCGACACGTTCCGCTGCAAGTTTGCCGGCGCACTTCTGCCGACAGACCGCAATGCCATCTGGTTTTCGAACCAGCAGGACATGTTTATCGAGCTGTTCATTGGTTTCCCACAGAACCCGAATGCTTACTCAGCCTCGGACCTGCAAAGTTGGATATACGGCCAGGTCGACAACATCGATGTCAACCCAATTACAAACGTGATTGAGGTGGATGGACGGGATCTGACGCGTGTCTTCATCGATACGAAGACGACGCAGAAGTGGCCGAACCAGACATCGAGCCAGATTGCGACTCAACTAGCCCAGGCGCATGGCCTGACGCCGGTTGTCACAGCAACGACGATGAAGGTTGGGAAGTACTACGAAATCGATCACGTCAACATGAGTGATGAGCGGTCGGAATGGGACATCCTGAACTATCTGGCCGATCAGGAAGGGTTCAAGGTGTGGGTGAGGGGTCAATCGCTCTACTTCCAACCGCCTCCCGACCCGGCCACGACGACGCCTTACCCGATCGTCTATCAGGTGGCGACAACCAGCGCGGGGCCGAAAGCGAATTTCGAAAACCTGCAGATGAAGCGGGCCTTGACTGTTTCCCGCGGCATTCAGGTCAAGATCCGGAGCTGGAACAAGAAGTACGCCAAGGGCTTTACGGTCTCCTACCCGTCGAATGTCAAGACGATCAAGGTCGGATCCTCATCAGTGGGTGCGGGTGGCCAGATTTACTCCAAGACGATCGCGAACCTGACGCAGGACCAGGCATTGCAATACGCGCAGAACTGGTATCAGCAACTCGTCGCCCATGAGATGAAGCTGGAAAATCTCGAGATGCCGGGTGACAACAACCTCGACATCACATCGATCATCCAGTTTTCCGGCACTGGTACAGCCTTCGATCAGCAGTACTTCCCCGACAGCATCCATCGCACCATGAGTTTCGACGGCGGTTATGAGATGACTGTTGGTGCCAAGAATCACGCACCGGACTCGCAGGTAACGCTATGAGCATGGCCAAACTGGCGAACGCGATCCGTCAGCAGGCGCGCACATCGCAGGCTGAATTCACGACGCCCAGGCTTGCGACGATCAGCAGTTACGACGCATCGAACCATGCGGTCAAGGTCATCGTCCAGCCGGTCGATCCGGAACTGGGCGAGCAGGAGTCTAACTGGATGCCGCTCGGTACAATCGGGATCGGTAACGGATGGGGTGTTGCGGTCGGCCCGCAGATCAACGATCAGGTGCTTGTCGTCTACGAAAACGGGGACTTCAGCAGCGGAACCATCGTCGCACGCGTGTTTTCGGTGGCGCAGCAGGCTATTGCGGTACCTTCTGGCGAGATTTGGGCGGTGCATCAGCAGGGGCAGTTCCTGAAACTGACCAACGACGGGAAGGTCACGCTCAACGACAAAGCTGGTTCCACAGTCGTCATGAATGGCGATGGTACGGGCACGGCGACATTTGCCAGCGGACTGACGATCGACGCCAACACGACCATCAACGGGACGCTGACGGTGACGGAAACGATCACTGGTGAGGCTGGCATCACGATCACCGGTACGAATCCTAGCGGCAACGCCTCGAACATCACCGGCACTTTCAATATCAACGGCAACATCGCTTCGACGGGATCGATCACAAACAACGGTCACCGCGTCGACAGCACTCACCAGCACGTCAACTCTGGCGGCTCTGGACTCGGCGGCGTACCGCAATGACCATCGATTGCTTTCACTATTTCGGAAACGATTTGTCCGTCTCTGCCTCGGGCGACCTATTGCTTGCCGATCAGCCAACAACCGGCACGCAGCGCGTCTATCGGCGCCTGCTGACCAATCCTCAGCTCTCAGACGCGAGCGGCAATCCAGTCGCGTCAGCCGACTACACCTGGCATCCGACCTATGGGGCTGGCGTGCCGCGCAAGGTCGGCTCACCCGGGAACGTCCCAGCGACCCGCGCACTGATCAAAGGCCAGATGCTGCTTGAATCTGCGGTTGCTGCTCAACCCGCTCCAGTCATCACCCTGACGCAAACGAATAACGCGGTCAGCGCAGTGATCCAGTACACGGACGCCAATACGGCGACGCCGCAGTTTGTGAGCTTCGATACGAGTCAGGAACCATAAGTGGCGAATCTCAATACACAATCGTTCGGCTCGATCATTTCGAACTGGGCGACGGCAGTGCAAGGTGCTGCGTCGTCATTGGTCGACTTCAGCGTAGGGTCGATACTGCTTGCTCTCGGCGAAGCCATGGGAGGCGTCGCGCTCTGGCTGCAAGGGCTGATTCTTCAGGTCGCAGCGCTCACGCGTGCGGCGACGTCAAGCGAAACGGATCTCGATTCGTGGTTTGCGCAGTTCGGATTCTCGCGCCTACCCGCAGTTGCTGCCACAACGCAAGAGACGTTTGGACGGTTCACGCCGACGAATGCAGCATTGGTCCCGGTCGGTGCCAACGTTACATCGTCCGATGGCTCAGTGATATTCACGACCATCGTAGACACCACGAATACCGCATACAGCGCGGCTCAAGGTGGCTATGTCATCCCCGCTGGTCAGGCGAGTGTCAATGCGACAGTCCAATGTACGGTCGCCGGCACTATCGGCAATGTCGTTGCCGGCGCACTGAACACACTAGGAACTGCGATCCCGGGCATCGATTTCGTATCGAACGGTTCGACGGTCCAGAACGGCGTCGCCGCCGAAACTGATACTGCCGCGCGCGCGCGTTTCGTGCTGTTTATCGCAAGCCTCGAAGCCGCCACCCTTCTCGCGGTGATGAATGCCATCGAGAGCGTGCAGCAAGACATGACCGGCATCATTGCTGAGAACCAGCAGTACAACGGTCAGGCACAAAACGGGTACTTCACGGTCGTTGCTAACGACGGCAGCGGTAATCTGAATTCGACCGAACAGACCAACGTCGAGAATGTCGTCGAGGCAGTTCGCCCGCTGTGTTCGACGTACAGCGTACATGCGCCCGTGCCGGAAACAACCACCGTCTCTATGAGCGTGACGCCCGCCTCGTTGGCGTCGGCAGTTCAGGCCGCACTAATCGCCTACATCAACGGCATAGAAACCACTGCGAGCGGCGCAACGCTGCCGTACACGAGTCTTTCCGCCCAAGCCTATGGCGTGACAGGCGTGACGAACGTCGCGGCGGGGTTTCTGCTGAATGGCGGTACCGCTGACGTATCGATTCCCTATACGCAAGTCTTTAGTGCAACAACTGGCAGCGTGACGGTGACCTGATATGACGGGAGATCAAGGCGATATCGAATCACGCATCGAGACTTACCTCCCGCGGGGCTGGTTTGGCGATCTCACGCAGGCCCCGATCATTGGCGGCCTGATTGCCGGGATGGCCTCTGTTTTCGCGGTGATGTACCTGCTGATCATGTTTTTCTGGGCGCAGACGCGTCTGGATACATCAAGCGGTGGCTGGATCGATATCTGGGCGTATGACTTTCTCGGCAATAGTCTGCCGCGCAAGCCTAACGAGTCCGACGCGAGTTATATCGCGCGCATCAAGATTGCGATCTTTCAGCCCAAGGCCACGCGTCCAGCGATGTTCCAGACGCTGACGCAGTTGACGGGTCGGGCGCCAATCATTTTCGAGCCGGCGCGACCATTCGACACCGGATGCATGGGCGCAAATACCGGCGTCGCGAGTTTCTGCGGCGTATCTCGTATGGGCTCAATTGCCGCGCCGTTCACATGCCTGATTACTGCGTTCCGGCCTCTCGTTAGCGGAGGGTCTGCGGGCGCCGCGTACTGCAATGCGGCAGTCTGGTCTGCGTTGGCCACGCCGCTTTCGCACGGATACACGGGCTCTCTTTCCCAGGAGACCACCGCTGCGTCTGACGCCGACATCTTTGCGGCAATCAACGCATGCCGCCCGATCGCGACAAACATCGGCGTCGCAATCTCGAACTAATCGCAACACCAATCCATTGAAGGGCCGCCACTGCGCGGCCCTTTTCATTTGTCCGGAGCATTCATGCGTCGAATCGAAACGTACGTGGGCCAACAGGTGTACGAGTGGGCGTTCTCCGCTCAGGCCCAGTACACCATGACGGGCATTGCCAAGGTATGCTCTGCACTCTTTGGCGTTGGCGGCACGGTGAACGGTCTTGCCTGTACGCCGACTGGCCCTGCTACGATGGCCGTTCAACTCGGTGCGGGTGAGGTGTACCAGATTGAGCCGCTCGAGGCGACCGCTTGCGGCACGCTCCCCCAAAACACCTCAAGCAGTATCCTCAAGCAGGGTATCCAGCTCGGCACGGTCACGACTGCAACATTCGCCGCCCCGACGACCAGCGGCCAGTCGATAGCATATTTGATCGAAACGCAGTACCAAGATTCGGACATCAGTCTGGATCCGACTACGGGCAATTCGCCGGTCGTGCTGCAGTTCTTCAATAGCACCAACCCGACTTCGCCCTGGTCCGGCCCGAACAACAGCGGATCGACGTCGAACACGTTCCGTGATGGCGTTGTTGCCTATCAGATCAAGGCGGGCACTGCGGCCACGACCGGCAGCCAGGTCACTCCGTCACCCGACACCGGCTGGATCGGTATCTGGGTCGTCACGGTGCCGTTTGGCGCCACGTCGCTGACCTCCAGCAACATCGCCCAATACACGGGCTCGCCGATCCTGCCTAACGGCATCCTGCAATCTATCCTGACGAGCAACCTGACGTACGGGGTCGACAACGGCAGCGCGAACACGTATCAGGCCACCTTCCCCATCCCGGTCGCGACGCTGACCGATGGAATGGACGTCTGGGTCAAGATCAAGACAGCCAACACAGGTGCATCGACCTTCACGCCGAACCCCGGTGTCGTCACCGCATCGCCCGTCATCGGCGCGGCACATTCAGCACTGCAAGGCGGCGAACTGATTGCCGGCGGTCGCGCAAACCTGATCTGGCGTCAGGACGTCACTTCGTGGGTACTCGTTGAATGCACGGGCGCTGCAATTCAAATCGCCCCCGCCACCGCATCCCAGCATGCCATGCAGCTTGGGCAGGCAACGGGGCGGTTGCTCAATGTCCAGATCTTCAACACGCCGGGAGCATTCACCTATACGCCGACGCCAGGCGCTACGACGGCCATTGCCGACATTCAGGGAGGCGGCGGACAAGGTGGTGGCAGTCCTGCAGCGACTTCGAGCACAGCCGGATTTGGAACCGCAGGACACTCGGGTAGCCGCGCAGTAATTCGATTTTCGCTGTCGGGTGTGACTTCGATTGCCGGGACTGTCGGTGCGGCCGGCAGTACTGCAGGAACCGGCGCCCCGGGCCAAACTGGCGGTACCAGTAGCCTGGGTACGCTAGCGTCATGCCCAGGCGGTCCCGGAGGCGGCCCACAGGGGCCGACCCCGGGACCGATCATAGCGGGCAATTCGACTACATTGCCAAATCCTACGATTGGTGCAGTACTTGAAACTATTCTTACCCAGCCGGGAAATGCCGGCATGGGCATTATCTGTATTAATTCAGGCGTTGCAATATCCGGGACAGGAGGCATATCGCCGGGTTATAGCGGCGGCATTGTCGGGAGTTCTGGCACCGGGACTGGCGCTAGCGGTTCGCAGTTTGGTCAAGGCGGCTCAGGGTCATTCACCGCATCGAGTGGCGCCGCACAGGTGGGGGGTGCGGGCGTCAAAGGCCAGATAGTCATTTACGAATACGCATGAGGACCATCGTGAAAACGTACGCGCGCATTGATTCGACATTCTCGCAACCTACGGTGATGGAAATCATCGGTCCCGCAACGGACGCAGAAGGCAACGAGGTTCCTATTAACGATCGGTTCACTGCGGAGTTTGTCGCGGATCTCGTCGACATCACGGCTGCGACGCCTCAGCCGGCGTGTTGGTGGACGGCCGTAGAAGCGAATGGCGCATGGTCCTTCGCACCACCGCAAGGAACGGCAATTTGAGCTCGCGATGATGCCCGATTGAGGTAGCCATTCTGCTAGTATGCGCTGACTAATTGGCCCTTCAATCGGACATCTCGCACCATGGAACAACAACCCGAGCATCATCAAGTAACGGCGACCCGCCACACCCTGTCGGCTGAGTGGCAGGAGATGCGAAAGAAGCTGGACTGGATGCATGCACCGGGCATGCGAGCATATGTCAATGAACTGGTTTCTAGCCGCCCCATCGAAGACGGCGGACACTGGGCGGCGTACGCTAGAAGAGAGCATATTCAGCCTCTTGCCAACAGCGCGGCGGGCAGCCCCACTCTGAGCATGCTATCGCTGGGTTCCGGCAGTGGTCATATCGAGGCGACGCTACTCGGCCAGCATGCGTGGCCTATATCCCGTTTAGTTGGGCTGGAATATGATTCGAGTCTGCGGACTCACGCGTCATCGCGATTTGGCCAGGACTTTCCACTGGTTTCGACAGAGTTCAAGGCGTTTGACTTTAATCACCCCGTGGAACTCGACGAGCAGTTCGATGTTGTGTTTTGTTGCCACGCAATTCACCACGCTACCGACCTCGAAGCATTCTTGCCAGCCGTCAATCGCTATTTGAAGGACGATGGGATTTTTGTCGGCATCGATTTCTTCGGGCCGACCAGATTCCAGATCGAGCATGATGTGCTGCCGATCATCATCGAGTTGTTCGATCTGTTGCCCCCTAGTTTCCGGCGCGATCTCCGGGACAATGAGGGGGCGATCACAGAAAGGTTTGAAGTTGGCACCATTAAGGAGGTGCGTGACGCCGACGTATCGGAATCTGTTAGAAGCTCCGATCTCCGAACGCTTCTGTTTTCGAATTTCCCGGTCGTAGACATGAAGCCAATGGGCGGCACGCTGCTGCGCTGGCTTCTTCAATATCGCGCCGGCAATTTTTTTGCGGACAACCCAGACCATGTAGCGATAGTGCGGCTGCTCCAAATCATTGAGCGTGAAATGATCGCGTCCAAGAAAATCCGCTCAGATGACCTGTTCTTTGTTCTTCGAAAGAGCAACCGACTGTAGACGATTCTTCGGCTAGAACCGGTACTTCACCATCACCACATCCGCCCCTTTCCAGATCGCCGGAGAGTGCTGCGCGTCGAACCGGGTGGGCATGAAATAGTGTTGATAGGCGACAGAGAATGGCCCGCGGCTGACCGACACGCCAACAACCTCGCCGAGTTGCCACGCGTGCGGCGTATCGGCGTGCAGGGTTTGCGGAGCCACGCTCGTATTGCCCTGCCAGCCGTAGATGGTCTCGTTCCAGTCGGGCCGGTAAGGGAACAGGCCGCCCTCGATGCCGAAGCGCCATTTTTGATACCGGAAGTACGGTTCGATCGTAAGCGCTACGCCTTGGGCGTTCCCGTTGCCGACGAAATTGGCGTTCGGTACAGCGTGCAGCACCGGATTTAGCTGATGGGTCTGGGTATTGTAATTAGAGTCGTCGGGCGTGCATTCGCACTGGCTCGATACGTGCCCGAGCGAAACATAGTCGATATGCCAGTCGATGCCCCACGATTCTCGGGTGTACAGCGGCCCAGTCAGGCCAAGCATCAGCACTGGTGCGCTTAGACCGAGATCGTGCTGCATGCCCTCTTGCCACCACGTGCCATCCGCCTGGTGTTCGTATCTCGACGCACCGGCACCGAGTTCTAGATGGACGTAGTCATCAATGCCATCGGCATGAGACACAGAAGCGCATCCCATAGTTGCGGCAACAGCTGCCGCACGCCAGCCACGGCCACGACTGACAGTGTTTCTCGCGGAGCGCTTCATGATTGACCTCCGATAATTGCTTTGACGAGCGGCGCGATGATCGCTTGTGCTTGTTCCGCCTCCAGTTGATCCAGGTACGCATCCGGAATCTCGCAACTCTGCATGTGCGCAGACCAGTCTGGCAGCGATTGCACGTAGTTGTATATCGGAATCACCGGCACATTGAGTTGCTGCCCGACGCTATCAATCGCAGCGACATATTCCGATTGGAGTGGGTTGCTCGCATCGCAAACCGGAGACGGTTCCTGCAAGACCGGCTGGATGCCGTTTGCCTGCGCATCCTCAACCCATGTGACGAGATCCGCCTGATATTCCTCGACTGTTTCGCCACCTAGGAAGTCATTGATTGAATGCGCCTGGACGGTGACCTTGGCGCCCGAGGCGATCATTCGCGCGGGTTCGCCTTGGCCCATCCCGTCCATGCCGGCGAGTTCGTTCTGCAGCGATGACGATGTTCCGCCTGATGACGAGTTCGCCACCGTCACGCCAGAGTCGTTGAGACTGGATTGCAGAAGGGATTGGAGCGCAGCCGGCTCGGTCGGCGAAGTCAGGGTCACCATGCCGAACTGGTTGATGACATCGCCAAATACCTGATCGTCGCCATAGAAGACGATGCCAATGGCTGGAGTTGATGCCATGGCTGACGGTGCTGCTGGCGTGGATCCGGCCAAAGGTGCAGATGCCGCGGGACTTGACGCGGGGGCCGGCGAGGATGCCGCTACTGGCGAACTGGCTAGCGTAGATGCCGGAATGACGGGCTTGACTACGTCTGTCGGGTTTGCGCCTGAACCGCCGCCGCACGCAGCAAGACATGCCGACAGCGCGGCTACTGCTGCGAGTCGCCAGCGGATGCCGACAGATCGATCGTAGCCCCTGCCTGCCGCATGCGAGCAAGGATTCGTTCGATAGCCTCGTCGCTCAATTCGAGCCTTGCCATGGCGAAGAAGAGCATGTACGCGCTGATCTGCCGCTTGTTTTCGTCCTTCCCATTTCTGGCTGTGTACCGGCGAAACGCGCGCCTGTCCGCAATTCCGAACAGATCGGCCATCTGGTTTCCGTCCATGCCGAGTGTTTTTTTCAGCGCCTCGATCTGTTCCGGTGTGGGTGGTTCGTAGTGCATCGGGAATTCCAAGCGCGCGAAAAATCGCACGAAAGCTGAGTTTCATGATCGTCCTTTCGGGATATCGGACCTCGCGGTGTGCGAGGTACCAGTACGGATAAGGTAGGCCCATCGGACCTATTTGTCAAGTAACAAATAACATAAGCCTCCCTCTCGGAGGCTTTTCTATTTCCAGTAACCAACAGGGCAGTACACATGAGCATGGAACTCATTGCGCAGATCGTCGGTGTCATCCTGGCGGCGTTTCTCACTTTCTCGGGCGCTCTGTTCTGGTGGATCGTGAACCGGGTGGGCTCTCTCGAGAAGGATCTGGCGAAGTACAAGACCTATGCCGAAGGGCACTTCGTCACCGAGGCTGATCTGACGCGATCCGTCAATCAACTCTCTGCCGATATCACACGCCTCATTGATTCGATCCGCGACCTATCTACAGAGATGCGAACGAGCTTCAGTGGACTGCAACAGCAGATTAATGGGAAGGCTGACAAGTGAGGTAGCCATGCAGTACTCGAAAAGCGGTCTCGCCCTGACGGAATCCTTCGAAGGCTGTCGTCTTGTTGCGTACCAGGATTCGGCCGGCATCTGGACGATCGGCTACGGCCACACGCTAGGCGTTGTTGAGGGCATGACCTGCACTCAGGCACAAGCCGAACAATGGCTGCTCGCTGATGTAGCGAACGCAGTTGCCGCGGTAAATCGCCTCGTCCATATCGCCATGTCGCAAGACGAGTTCGATGCTCTCGTCGACTTCACGTTCAATCTCGGCATCGGCAATTTCGCCGGTTCGACGCTGCTGAAGTTGCTCAACGCGCGCGATATTGAAGGCGCCGCGAACGAATTCGAAGAGTGGGATTTGGCTGGCGGTGTCGTGGTTGCTGGACTGCTGCGCCGCCGTCTCGCTGAACGCGCATTGTTCGTTACGCCAGACCCCGCCTGACTCCCGCATCCCCTCACCATAGCCCAGGCATACATGGCACTCACAACGACATCCGGCGTTGGGCAGTTCAGCTTTACCCTGAAGGCTGGCGCGGACACGACCATCGCCATGGCGTGGACCAATGACAACGGTGCGGCCATGAATCTGACTGGCTATAACTTTGTCTTGACGATCCGCGCTTTCGTCACGTCAACCGTAGCAGTTCTCACACTGAACAGTACGGCGCCGACAGCGGGCGGAAGTGAAATCCAGAATGGCGGAGCGGCGGGAACGATTGCCCTAGTCTTCGCTCATGCCGACACCATAGGCCTGACGCCTAGCGGCTTCGCGTCGGGTAACTCCCTGGCTGGCCTGCCCGTCTCATCCCTCGGCGTCTACGATTTGCAATATACGGACCCGTCCGGCAACGTTGGCTATCTGCTGGAAGGCACTGTGTCTCTTGACCCTTGTGTGACGCCATGAGTGCGCTAACCATCACCGTGAATGGATCCGCGCAAACGATCCAGCTCGGCACACTCAGCCCTGCTGTCAACCAACAGATCACGCAGGCGGTCACGAACTCGGCGGCTAGTGCTATTGCGGCGGCCAATTCAGCTACAGCAGCAGAAGAAGCTGCAGCGTCGATCAATCCGTCCGCGTATCTCTCAGCGACGCCCGGTTCAGTCGCCGCAAGCAATCTGGCAAGCGGTGCCGCAGCATCGAATGTTGGCGCGCTATCCGGCGACCTGACCGGCTCATTGCCGAATCCGACCGTCTCGAAAGTCGGTGGCCATGGCGTTGCACAGGTCATTGCTCAATCGGGCGTTGCCGCTTCGGTCACCAGTACGACTACCGAGACGACGCTTGCCACGATTACGATTCCGGCAAATGCCATGGGCGCATCGGGCCGGATTCGCGTCACGATGGGATGGTCCTCTGTCGCCACGGCAAGTCATACGCTGAGAGTGCGCCTGGCGGGTACCGCGATGATGATGATCGCGAGCGCCTCAGTCTCGTACGTCCTTCAGTGCGACATCGTTAGCCAGAACTCGCAGCAATCCCAGATAGCACTTCCGATCGGCGTCGTCAGCAGTGGAACATCTGCACCTGTCACATCTGCGGTCAATATGACTGCCGCACAGACTCTCACGATTACAGCCGCACCGGGAGCCACAACGGAGACGGTGACGCTTTACTGGTATTCGGTCGAAGTGCTGAATCCGTAGAACTCCAACTCAATCACACAAGCCGTCCTTCGGGGCGGCTTTTTTCGTTTACGTCCATGCAAATCGTAACGCATTTGATCGGGGTTGCTCAAGGCAAACACCCGCTAGGCACCGCTCGTTCTGGCCATTGGCCCACGGTCCGCAAGAATCACCTCGCGCTGCATCCGGTTTGCGAGGTTTGCGGCGGGTCGGAAAAGCTCGAGGTGCATCACATCCATCCTTTCCATCTGCATCCCGATCTCGAGCTTGATCCCAACAACCTCGCGACGTTGTGCGAAGCGAATAAGGATGGTGTCAATTGCCACCTTTTTGTGGGCCACCTGGGAAATTTCCGCAGTTTCAACACCGAAGTCCTGACCGATGCTGCGCACTGGTCGGACAAGATCAAGCGCCGGCCTTTGGCTGATACGGAGTAACTCATGAACAACGCACTCGTTAGCGCCGGCATCGGCGTTACGTCCGCTTCAGTGGCAGCCCTGATTCAGTGGCTATTCACCTCGTACGGCCATCCCGTTCCGGCTGAAGTCCTGCCGATCCTGACCGGCACGCTGATCTACCTCGGCCACACCGCGAAAGGATTGATCGACGCCAAGGCTCAGGCGGTAGAAGCACAGAAGTCTCCGGCAGCATGATCCGCATTGCGCTCCTCTGCCTGCTGCTCTCGGGTTGCGGAGTGATTGTGCTGCCAGTAGCAAATCAGATGACCAATCAGTTGTCCTGCTGCGAAGCCTACTGGCGCCTCAGCAACTCGACCAGCGGCAGCATCGAATTCCAAAAGAGCGTGACCACCTGGTCGATCGTCTCGAAATTCCACCACACGTTTTGACTGTAACAACCAATCCCATCAAGGAAACTGAAATGACTACCCTCACCGCATCGCAAGTTTTCACTCAACTCGCCGAACTCGCCGGCCAGGACGTGTTCCAGAACGTCCTTCCCATCGTCACATCGACCCTGGCTGACATCGAAGCCAATCCGCAAACGTGGGTGAACCCCGCCTCGGCCATCCTGAAGGGCAATGCGTTCCTCGTGAACATCATGGCCACGCTACCGACGATGGAATCGACTGCCGTTACCGGCGCCGCTCAACTGGTCGGCGCGATCATCACCGCAGTCAACGCGAAGCTCGTCGCTGCTGCTGGCACCATCACGCCCGCCTCGGTTGGCGCTGAAGTCGGCTCGGCTGTCACTGCGAGCTAAATCATGCGCACGGTCAAGATGCTGGCGGCCTTCTTGGCCGTTCTGACGTTCGCCGGTTGCGCGCAGCAACTGCTGCCGAAGAACCTGGATATGCAGGTCCACGACTGCCATGTGACGATTACGAGGGGAAATTGATATGTCTGCAATCGTTCTCCAGTTCGTCGAGGGGACCGGCCTGGGTTCGGGCATGATCCGCTGGTTCGGGCACGGCTCGTATTCGCACGTCGACGCGGTGCTCCCTGATGGGTCGCTGCTCGGCGCGCGGAGCGATGTCATTGACGGCATTCCTGCGGGCGTCCAGATCAGACCAGCCGATTACGTGGCAAAAGAAAAGGTCACGCGCATCTCTCTGCCGGCCACTCACGAACAGGCTCGAGAGTTTTACCAGTTCATGCACGATGAGATTGGCCGACCGTATAACAAGATCGGCATTCTCGCGTTTGTCGTCAATGCCAACTGGACTAGCATCGGCGCATGGTTCTGCTCGCAACTCGTGACGGCGAAACTCATGTCCTGCAAATGGCTGCGGCATCTGAGCGAGCCGGCGAACAAGGTTGACCCGGACGATCTTTTTCTTATTCTCAGCGCACTGGTCGAAGTTTGACAGGCTATCCGCTGTTTTGGGCGGTCACAGTCAATAAGCTGTACCGCCCACCCCTCATTCCTCGGGACGCCCTTCTAGCGTCTCCGACGCGTCATACGGGACAGTGGCAACCAGCCTCTGCGCCCACTCACATTCCCATTTCCCCGTCATCCGATTGTACTCGGGCCACGCGCTCCACCAATGCCATTCATAGTCGTCGTCCATGGCTAGATACTTCGCCCAGTAGGGCGCTTGGTCCCATGTCGGTTTGGTCATGCCGCTTCCTTGATATCGATTGATCCATCGCGCTCTTTTTTGGCCTTACGATATGCTTCATGTGCAGATTCTGGCGATGGGAAAGACCCAAGATACTTTTTCTTGCGATCTATCTTAATGTAGGCCTCCCATCTGGAATCGGCGATACGCTTAACTCCTGTGTATCCAGTTTTGTTCTTTTGCTTGCATTCAATCGTCAGCGTGCCACACGACCCAGCAACGGGTGCAATTAATTCATGGTTGACGAAATCTCCATGGAGAACCACGGCAGCGCGACAGTACGCATCGTACGCGAACTCCGCTGTCGGGAAGCACCCAAGATGCGTTCTTTTTCCATGCACCCGGATCGACGCCATCCACAGCTTTTGATTCTTGTTCCAACAAACGCCCTTATACCCGCTCGTATTTCTACTGTTGAGCGCGGTATTTCGCCCGTTTTCGGCAACGGTGCAAATTCTTAGGTTGTTCCGCTGATTGTTCCGTGGATTCCTGTCAATGTGATCGATCACCATTTTGTCTCCCCGACAGAGACCCATGATGCCTCTATGCATATATATCGTAATCTCTTTTCTGGGCACATCGGGATGCATTGCCCTTCTAGCCCCATAGCCATTCGAATCGGCATGCCATTTGTACCTGGAAAGCACTTCGTAGTCCTCATCGTCCACTAGTGCGAAGAGGCCTTTTGTCAAAGGCATTTGCTTCAATTTCTTGTCCCGAATGAAGGTTGGGGACTCAGGGGAATCTCGCGGGCGATAGCCGCGTAAGGTATGATGGCAGAAGCCATGTGGCCCGGATCTCCTGAGGATCGGTTGCGTGGTCAGGGGCATTTGAGCGTTGACGCGCTCTTATGCCCCGCCTTCATTCTACTGTATAAAAGTACAGTTGCACAAGATTTAGGCGGTTATTGATTCGCCCGCACAGCATCGCGGACGTGGTTGGGCTTGGGCTTGTCGGCTGGGGCAGTGTTGTTGGTGCACCAGAGATCAAGATATTCGCCCGTTGCCACGGCAGGCGTGAATCCCTCAAGCACAAATCCCCATAGCCTGGTCATGAAGTCATCATGCAGAGCGTCAGCCTCCTCGGTTGATTTGATAACCGGGTAGTCTGGATTAAGCAGCGCGCGTTCAATTGCTGACTTCATCTCGGCGGCGAATTCGTCTTCGTCCATCAATTCTCCCCTGCCCGCACTAGCGGCGCGTCCACCTTACCCATCCACCCAAGCGGTTCCTGAAACAACCCTTCGCCATATGCATGAATGCAATCTGCATTGTCGCAAGCGCACCACCAGTCCCATTCACTCGCCTCTGGACGTTGATCGACCAGATCAGCGTTCGCGTTATAGGTGCTAACTGGGGAGCCGCAGGCGGCGCAAATGTCATGACCGCAGCATTCAGTATGTCGGTCTGATCGGGCCAGCGCGATCAATGGATTGGTATTCACACTCCCTCCTTTTGCCCATCACTCGGTGCCCCGTCATCAACCCGCACCCTCGGAAGCCCCATTCTCGACCGCTCATCCAGCATTAGAACCCGAAAATTCTCAAGCGCTACCAGCCGGCCCAGACCCTCTGCGTTCCAGCATTTGTGGATAACCTCCCGGTAGTAGTCGGCCTCTGCCACCAATGCACGTAACCGGATGACTTCGAGCACTGTTCGCCGCGTTAGATCGTCATCCGATGTGCGGTAAAGCTCGCGCAGGTTTTCGGTGCTGGGACTGGCGAAGTCGGGGAGTTGGTGGCGGGGCATGGCATGTGCAAATGACTGTATGTTTGTACAGTTTAGCATCGCCCGGCGCACCATCAAATCGTGGGAATGACGTTGTAAAAACACAATGAAATCAATGGTCAGTTTACGACTATCGTTCCCATTTTCACAGATCGAACCCTTGCAGAATATGGCTTGATGCATAGGATTGTGATTCCTGTTGTCGTGGGTTCGAGCCCCATCAGCCACCCCAATCCCCATAAGCTTCTCAAGACATCCTACTGTGTAAACTCACAGTAGATAATTCCCAGAAAATTCCCAATTTGGGAATCCTCCGTTAAAGCCCCCGTCTCTTCACGATCTTGCTGCGGTCATAAACTCGCGCCGTTGTCGCTGGGTTCGCGTGCATATCCGGCAGTGCTCCGCGTTCCTGTTTATGCTGCGTCACGTAGTATGCGCGCAGGTCGTGAAATGTGAATCGACGGACTAGCTTCTTTAGCCTCAGCGCCTCGTTCATCAACTTCCCCCACATCGCCTTGAAGCCTGACTGGGTGTAGTGCGTCCCTGAACGGTTCGGGAAAACATACAGACCGCCTTTCTCGATTCCCTTGAGTCGACCCAGCAATCCCCGAATCCTCGGCGTCATCTCGATATGCTCGATGACTTCGCCGCGCTTCTTGCCCCGCTGCTTCGCGCGCTTGACGCGGATCACGCCGATCGCCTCATCTACCTGTGGCCAAGACAGGTCCAGAAACTCCACCTTGCGGTTGCCGGCGAGCGCCGCATACTCTGCTGCCATCCCGATCACCGCCCGCTGGCCGCCCTGTTGAGAAAGCCAGGTAGCGAACGCCGCGAAGTCTTCCGGCTCCGGCGCTTCCGTTCGTGGCTGCTCCTCGTTTCGCTTCACTTCGCGGCAGGGGTTGTGCTTCGCCTCGCCCCGCTCGATGGCAAGCCCGATCAGATTGGACAGCAACGCCATCTCCCGGTTGGCACGCACCGGCGCGGACGCCCGCTCTTTGCGCAGGTAGGTCGCCACATCGGTAGCGTCAATGTCCGCCGCGCGCGAGTCGCCAAAAATCTCGAGCAATGGCCCGCTACACTGCACGTAGTCGGTTCGCGTATAGGCGGAGTACCGTTTCCATCCGGGCGTTTCCTGAAACTGTTCCCACAGGCGCTTGACCGTTCCTATATCACCACCCGCACCAGTCAGGTCGAGAACCTTTTTGACCGCGGCAATCTTGTCCGAGCCAAGGTTGACTGGCTTCCCGTCCATCGGATGGTAGCGATAGGTGAAGCCCTTTTTCGTCTGACGGGCCTCCATGCGCGGAAGCAGTCCATCGCGCGGCGTGCGTTTCATGCTGCATTTTTCCACTTGGGTGTTGTTCTACGGGCATTCTCTTCTGGCCGACGGTTGACCTGCTCCCATGTAAGCATTGGATGTCCGTCGGCGCGGCGGGGGGCATCTATCCCTAATGCCCTCTTGATCCATCGGGATTGTGCTGCCCCTTGTTTTAGACCTCCTGTGAGCGCTATCAGGTCTTCATTGGTTAGAATATGCATCATGATCACCGTTAGTATGGGCGCATACGTGACCCCACGATGCTCCTGTAGAGATCCAATAGATGTTGGTCCGCGAGACTTCAAACTGTTTCGCTATCTCGGCCTTGTCTATCCCCGAAGCCAATAGCGATTTAATGGCCCTCACGTCCGATTCTGACAGTTTTGCATTTGAATTTTTATTGCCGATCTGCGCCGTCCCATGAGTAATCTTGTCAGCTATATTGTCGACATGGAGGCTGTGCCGGAGATTAAGCAACGCGTTATTGGCCCGGTCTCCATCGTTATGCGCAACCTCATGATCGTCTGGAACCGGCCCTAGAAATGCCACCGCTACAACTCTGTGAAGCCTGAATACTTTCTTCACCCCATCTTTGCACAAATTGACCTGACGATATCCCTTGGCCGTTACTATTGGTTTCAGGATTTTTTCTGGTATGCGCCTAGTCGATCCATGGCATGATCCGATGGCTCTCGCCAGAGATCTTACCCGGCCGAAATCGCTTACTTCGTATATACCTTCATACCCGATTACAGGAAGCCACACTTCATTTGTCGTGGTAGACATCAAAACTCCAAAATCACGTTTAGTAACCCGAATTATATTCGCGCATAATGCTGTCCATTGCCCTTCGACTCGCTGATTTCGAGGATGACTGTTTCGCCGAAGAGGTCGATTACTTCGCGGCGTTCCATGGTTAGGCCTCCGCATGCGCGTCCAATGCATCAAGTGCTGCGTACATGTCCCATTTCTGCGACCAATCGGGCGGATCGTAGTCCTTAATCTCATCGTTCCAATCGCCATTGAACGGGTCTTCGCAGACAGACGTCCAACGGAATCCGATGGCGGGGCAGCCCAGAGGTGACTCGAATATCTCCGCGATACGTGGCCAGTGATTGGCGCGCTCTGGGTCGACCGGAAAGGCGCGCAGGAATTCCCTGATATCCGCTGCCGCGCGCGCGTAGTTGGCCTGCGTCACGATCACATGGTCGTATGTCATGGCGAGGACCGCGCGCAATGGCTTGGGAATGTCCATGCGCTTCCAGAGCGGCCACAGTTCCTCGGTACGGAACATGTATTCAGTATCCGGATAGCGGCTGAACCCACTGCTAACATACCTGGTGAACATCTTTCCCCATACGACCGGCGCGCTGCCGTGTCCGTTGCGGAGTTCGGCGATTTCTTCGTGGCGCTCACCAGGCCAAACTGCATAAACGTCTGTCGCGCTCATCGCTGCTCCTCAGTTGTTTGTCCCATCTCTTCCAGCACCTCAATCGCCCATCTCAACGTGGCTTCCGTTCGCGGGCCGGATGCGTTTTCGAGACACCAGCGGAGTTCAGCTTTCAGTGGTTGAAGATCGGACACGGGTTTCTCTACCGTTTCAAGCAGCTTGCGCGCGAACTGAACATAGCCCCACTGCTTGCAGAAGCCTTCGTGACCACCGGGCATTCTGTTCCAGATTGCTTCGATTTCGTCGCCCGTCATTGGGTATCCTTGTTGGCAAATAGCGTAGTCGGGAGTACGCAAAGTTGTGGTCATTGCTTCGACCTCTCGTAATTCGCCCATGTCTGTATTGCCTCATTGACTGTTTGCTCGGAGTGGCCGCGCTGCAACAACGCTGCGCGCAGTGCGCCGACTTTTCGGATGTACTGGGATCGGGCCAGATTGACGGCATCGCGCAGGGCTTGGTAGGCGTCGTCGGTCACGGTGTAGCCTCGAACATATCAATCGTCTTGTCGTCGCGCGCGGGCTCGGGTTCCTGACTGGCAAGGATCTGCTTCAGGTTGCTTTCTCCGTCACCACCGTAGGGCAGGCAATAGCCGTCCCAACCATGGCGGAGCAGATCGGCGTCCGAACTGACGACACCATCGACATTGAAAGCCTTGGATGCATCGTCGCGCCATGCGTCATCGGCCCAGTCCTCCGCCACTTCATGCGCGTGACTTTCGTCCTCAGCCATCACGATCATCGTGAAGCTGACTTCTACGGCGTATGGTTTCATGGCTTCTCCTCACTCTGCGACCGGGCGGCGATAGCGGCATCTACTCGCTCATCGAAACTATCGGGCGTAACCTCGGTACGGTTGTTCCCGCTATCATCTCTGACGGCTTTCGTTGTCTCGCGCAAATAGCGATACCGCTCAGCATCCATCTGCACCGCAAACAACTCCTGCGCATGCTTCTCGCAATCAGCGCGGAATTCGAGGCGGAGGCGCTGGTTTTCTTGCGTGAGCGCTTCTACCTCCCTCTCCGACTGCCGCAGACTCGCTGCATACAGCGTCGCCAGTTCGGTCTTTGCGGTGAACTGGCCGGAGAGGGATTCGAGAGCATCGGCTGCATCGTCCTCGTCCGCGTTCGGCAGCCTTCCGGTCGGCTTCTGGTGGCGCAACCGCTCTATCAGAGCCTTGATTTCGTCTGCTGTCATTTACCAGTCCCTCGTCTTGAGAAGTTCCTTCACCGACAGCAGGCATTGTCTGTCAGGCAAATCGCCGCCGCGCCACACCCGGACGACAGAGCAGAAGTAGGCGCGACCAGTTTCGATTCCATCCTTGCGCTCACACATCTTCACGGTGTCATCTGTTTGATACCCGCGATCAGGAACAGCGAATCCACCATCTACCCGACCACTCCACACCATGTCGAACAGCTCGTGATCGCATTTGAGAATGTGGACGGTCATGGCTGCTCCGCATCTGGTTGTGCTGCATCCGGAAGAGTGCGCGCAATAATGTCGTCAACTGTGTATGACCATTGATGCTGCCACTGCTGGCGGGCAAGATGGACCACGCCGCGTATCTGCTCATCGGTCAGCACTTCCGCCCTTGATGGTTGCGCTGCTGCGGGATGGGTGGCCTCGTCTTTTAGGTGGTGAACGACTTCTTGAAGGTCCGAAAGCAACACCATGCGCCAGACATCACCAACGGGTCGACCAGAATTTCCAACGCTTCTACTGGACGGCGGTTCCTTGGCGGCTTCTATCAGCCTACTCATCACGAACTCCTTTGTGCGCCATACATCAGGCACCGCCTCCTCTGCCGACGCTATTGGATCGCGATGGGTGTAGACGATTCGGCGTTCCACATATCCGAAGGTCTCGTACTTGTCGTAGACGTCTTTCGATACGTCGCCCCAAACGGTTTCGGGATGCGACCATCGTGTTTGGTAGACCGGCTCGCTCGTCATTCAGCATCTCCTGCGGCAGCTGCCGCCCTTCCGATTGGCATAAGAGGTTCAGCGCCTTTTGCTGACCACGCCCAAATCCATTTGTCGCGTCCTTTCCGGCCGCTCCGCGCATCGGTGCCACTATGGCTATAGGCGATGCGCTGCCAGCCATCAAAGCGGTACGTGTTGCCGTTGTGGAGGTCGGCATCCTGGTAACTGATAACGTGGTCGTACCCAAGCAACGGGAAAACGAATTCTCGCCACAGGCGAAGCGCGACGCGGCACAGATGGGGGCGCACCGCACACAGGCGCGAAAGCTCACAGGTATTTGCGCGGGTCGATGTCTTTTGGCCGCCACCGACACACTCGCGAATCAGTGTTGACTGCATGGTCAGGGCAACGGGGCGGCCGTTCTCGTACAAAGCGAAGTGCTTGCCGGCTTCGTTGCCGCGCTCAAGTGGACCCATCTTGTGGCCCCACTCGACGAGGCAACCATTGGCTGCCGCGAGGTCAATCTCGTCGAATGCAACGAGCGGGAGAATCACGTCTTGTTCTCCTCGGCTGACGCTATTGGAGCGGGAGGTTTGATTCCGGCGCTGGTGGCGATTTGCTCGATCTCGGCGAACTGGTCTTCGTCTAGAATACCTGCTAGGCGCGCCATAATCCGCTGTATGGCTTGCGGCGCTACTGGTACAGCCTTCTGTGCGAGAGCGGCGCGACGTTTCCATCCGTCCCACATGTCATCAATGGTTTCTGAAGCGTAACCTTCTCCATCACGTTTGGTTATGGCAATCCATTCGCGTTCTGATACACCGGATCGACAGCTATCCTCAAACCGCGCCCGTTCGTCGCCACCTTGCGGCGCGGGGGCGGCTTGGGCAGCGATACGCCTTAGTCCGTCGCTGTCGTCATCAACCAACACGCGAAACATGGCGCCTAAGTGAGCGTCCGATGCGCGACCTTCCTCAGCGTCAAGCATGAGAGCGAGCAATCCGCTGCGGGCTGTTTTCTCGCCCCCATCACCAGAATGGTCAGGTTGGGCGGCGAGGATTTCGCGAAGCGGGGCCGCCAACGGTTCATTGCCCATCGATACGGCCAAATCAATCGCGATATTAAGCGCGCTTTCTTGCAGGACGGTCAGTTTCATTTCGACTCCGTAGGGGCGGCGGCGAGGCCGCGCCATATAATGTTGTTCTGCTCTTGCTCGCCAATGAATCCAACGATCTCACCGCTGAAATTCGCGTTGTAAAACCGTGTTCCGGCCCACCAGATGGCCGAAACACAACAAAGGCATTCTTCCCTGCGTTCGTAAATTCCGCATCGAACCGGCTTTTGATCGCTGGCGTACCAGCCTGTTTCTTCAGTCATGGTTACTCCAATGAGGCGGGGCTAGGCGGTCACTTCAACGCGACAGCGCCGTGCTATTTCAACAAGGAACTTCGCCAGCTCGATAGGCGTATGCTCGCGTTCGGCCTTCGGGATTTCCGGCCGGCGCTTGTTGCGCGTACCGTCCCGACGCCTGCCGCTTGTGCTTACTACCGCTGGCGCCTCTCCAAGCACGAGGGGAATAGCCGGAATATCGGTAGCGGAACATCCGACGATGTACAGCAATGTTTTCTTTTCAGCGTTGTGTCCGAACCAATGCTGATGAATCGGTAGCGTCCAACCGCCGAACTCGTCTGGCATCCCCACTGTACCGAGCCGCTGGTCTTCCCAAAGTCTCGAAGCAAACGGATGCTCAAGCACGCCCCCGTATTGCCGGATCTGCGCGATCGCCCAACGAGCCAAATCCTTTTCATCGAGCCGCGGCTTAGCCATATGGGAGAGCCTTCCCCACGCGCGGCAGGGCGGATGAGCAACGACAGGAGCGTCACCCGGCCAGTTGCGCGCATCCCGCTCGATGTCCCACACATCACAGCCCGGCAGCGTCTGGTAGACGCTATCCTTGCGCGCAAACAGAACGGCCACTTGCTGCATCTCTCATCTCCAATAATCCAACATCGCCGATACCACGAGCAGCATGGCGATACGGTTGTTTGATGCTCTCGAAATCGGGGCCGCGGCCCGTTGCTGCGCCGAGGCGCTGTTGGTCTTTACCAGCCCTGAAACGGATTCGACAGGTACACTTGAACCTGCTTTCGCGTCTCGTTGGTCCGTTCGTTTCGCCGGTCGATGCGCTGACCCGTGGGCGATTTGTAGATGCTCGCGCGGATGAAGAATCGCCAACCATTGCCGACAGCCGCCGTCCCTTGATGCCACGTTCGATCCGAGAACCAGACGAGACGATTCGATGGCGCGCTGACCGACTTGAGCACGCCGTTTTTCACCAGCAGATCGACCTGACGATGCCAGACGGAATAGATCGTCTCGCCGAGCCCCGGCTCTTCGAAGTCTGCAGTGCCAGTAGCGAACTCGGTCGGGCAGATATCGCCGCCAACGAGCGCCACGATATGCTCCGATCGATCCTGGCCGGGTCCATAGTTCGGCTGACCATCGCTGCGTGTGCGCGGCACGTCATCGTGATGCCAGCCGGGAATGCAGGGATACCATCCTGGCATGAGCATGTGTGCGCGTGAGTCAACAACCATCGGTCCATCTTTCCATGCTTCAGGTAGCTTGCTCAGGAACTCCCGGGTAATCTCGCTGCCCAGCCGATAGGCGCTATCGTGATTGCAGTTGAAAAGCATCGGTTCGCTCTTGATCTTGTTCTGTGTGCGATCTTCCAGCGTCTCGCCGACAGTTTCCATCTGACTGTTTATTCGCATAATCTCTCTCAATTAGGTGCCGCACACCGACTTACCGCGGAGCGCGTTAGCCAATGCGTGCAATGCTGTGGCGGGGTAAATCAAGCCGCTTGCCTCGCTTTTTCGGCGGAAGCGGATTCGATGTGGCGGTTAGGCTGCGCGCTTCTCAAGCTGGCGAATCATGGCTTCGACTTCAGCATTAAATTGCAGCAGGCCGGTCAAGAGCTTTTGAATGAACGCTTCGTCACGTTCGATGCGCTGCACGTAGAGTCGGAGGTTTTCCTTCTGGCGGGGATCGTAGGAAACGAAGTCCCACCATGCGCGGCCCGTGCAAAGCATTCCGCCTTGAACCTGCGGAAGGTGCTCTTTCGGCATCCCCTCCAGCATCGTCTTGATATGCACCTGTTCGTCGTGCGGGCACTTCATTTCGATGCCGCCAAGAGTGCCGACGAGTCCGTCCGGACTGCATCCGATGAAATCGAACTGCGGGTGCACGATAAAGGTGCTTTGCGTGACGATGTTGCCCGTTTCGAGTTCGTACGCCTCGCGCGCGAAGGGCTCGACATCAATGCCCCAGTTCAGGGACTTGGCGCCGATCTCATGTTTCGGAATGCCGGAGGTGCGCTCGAACGCGACGACGCGCATGTAGGTGTTGCGCGCCGCTGATGACTCGGGAAGTTTGGGTTGACCCTTGCGCGGGCCGGACTTGTAGACCGCGCCGGGTTCGGCATCTGCTATGTCGATAGCGTCGCCGAAACATGAGGCAGTCAGTTTGCCCGCCCTGAGTTCGCGCCACGCCTCCGACCGCTGTTCAATCACATCACTCATCGTCTACTCCCGGTTGGCGTTGCGCGTCGTCGGCAGGCCCTTCAAGCGCTTGTTGTGGTTCGGGTATGGCACCTGCCAGCAACGCAATCCGGTCGCGCTCACCGAGTCCGATAGCCGCTCGGTCTTCACGCGGCAACTTCGACCATTCTTCCTTGAACGGCTCGAAACCCAGTTCCGTCGAAATCTTTTCCAGCTTGGCAATGATGTCGACGTGGTGTTGCGTACGCTCCGGACGAGCGGCGGCTGCGGCTTGCTGGGCGATCTGCGCCGGCGCCTGCTTGCCGGGCGTGATGTCCTTCTCGATGGTCGAGTAGTCCATCACCTCCTCTGTGATTGCGATGCCCTTCAGGACGTCCGTGAACTGGTCGCGCAACGAGAACGCACGGGCGCGCATCTTCAGCATGCGGTCGCGGTACTGCGTCCACGGACCCTGCTTTCCGCTCAAGCCCGCAGCCTTCGCATCCTTGATGGAAAACTTGTTTGTCTTGTCGGTCTTGCCCTTTCGCTTGGCGATACACACGGCGCAATAGTCGTCTCCCGTGCCTTCGTAGAACTCGACCACATCATCACAAACGGGCGATGCGAGTACCAGAGCTAGCGCTGCGTCGCCCCAGATCGACGGACGCCCATTGATAACGGCGATGTTCTGCATGGCCTGCATCGGCTTCAGGCCGATCTCCATGCCCCACTGGATGGCAACAAGGATGTTTCCGGGTTTGCCCTGACAATCCTTGGGGACAAAGGTTGAGTTAGCCAAAACATCGGCTAGGCGCATCGCCTCATCTAGCGAGCGCGGCGACAGGTCCGAAGACTGGGGAAGGGTTAAATCGTTCATGGTTTCTCCGCGTGCGAGACTCGGCCGCACTTTGAGGGTTGGTTATGCTGCTTCTTTGCGAATTGAATCGCGGCGCCCAAGTAATTCAAATTTGACGCCGTTTATTTCAGTCGCGCCCCGCCTTATGCGATGACTGGTGCGCTTATAGTCAAACCCATGACGCCTCGCAAATTCCGCCATCGTCATCAAGTCATCGGCGACGGAAATCATGACGTTGGATCGGGTGTTGTTTCGTTGCTCAATGGTTGTTGCCCAGCGGCAATTCCCCGGCTCGTAGTTCCCGTTCACATCATTGCGTTCAATCGAGTACCCCGGCGGCTGCTCGCCCATGTCGGCAAGGAAGGTGGAGAAATTTTCTCGCCATGCATCACACACCGTAATTCCCCTGCCACCATAGTGCGGGTATGCCTCCTGTTGAGGGGAATGGCATCTGTTGACCATTCCCATCCAAACCTGGAAAGTTTTTGATTTCTTCCCCTTCCGCCCATGCCCATGTTTTGTGTTTGCGGCTATTCGCGCCTCCCTGCCATAACATCCGCAAGAAATAGTTTCGCCGCCTTTTAGGGCTTTTGGGTAAATGCGACTCTCCGATCCGCATATGCACCGACACAACCATCTTCGCCTTGGTTTAGACTTATCAAGCGATATGACTGTCCACCGACCGTAGACATCCCCAGGGAAAATTGGCAGAGGCCTCACGCTGCTTTCTCCATGTGGTTAATACGCTCGACGTCGAACGTCACGATCCAATTGAGCGCAACCTCGCGGTTCACCTCGAACTGTTCGGCCAGCACATCGAGAATCTTTTTCTCGCCCGGGCCGACGCGTTCAAACTCGACGCGCACACGGCGTTCGTGCTCTGCTTGGCGCGCGTCTTTCTCGGCCTGAATGCGTCGTGCCTCGGCGGCCTGTTCGTCGGCAACTCGCTGGGCCTCGGCGCGAGCAGCGGCTTCCTCTGCCTCGCGCTTGGCTCGGGCTTCCGCCTCCACTGCTTCACGGGCGCGGGTGATTTCATCCTGTTGACGCTGCAACTCAGCGCGTTCAGAGGCCATGCGCTGTTCATGCGCTTGCTGTTCTGCCCGCATTGCTGCTGCGGCGCGTTCGTTGGCTGCACGCTGTTCCGCTTCTACTGCCTCGCGCTTCTCACGCGCCTGCTTGTCTGCCAGCGCTTGCCGGTCACGCGCCAGTTGCGCCTCAACTTCCATCGCAGCGGCAAGGTCTGCGAGTCGCTTGGCTTCCAGCCTGTTTGCTTCGGCTACTCGCTCGCGTTCGATGCGATCCAGTTCGGCTTGGCGGGCGGCTTCGGCTGCAGCCAGCTCGACCGCCGCTTGCGCCACCCACATTTCCCTGAGCTTGTCGAGCGTGGCAATCTTCGCCATCTCACCTTCGCCCGCGAACTCCTGGTGTGTGTCAAGCGTGATTTCAGTCGCTTCCAGACTCTCGATTGCTATCGCGATGGCCTCCGACGACTTACCGACCATCATGGTAGGAATCGCAGCCATATCCGCGATACGCGATCGGATGTCGCCAACGCGCTTTTGCTCCGCTTCGAGCTTGGCTTGACGTTCTGCCTCGCGCTCGGCATCCCAAACGTCCCGCAAAGCGATCAATCGCGTTTCGTCCGGCTCGATGAGAGCAACCAGCCGATCCTCTTCAGCAATCACCGCTTTTGAGAACTTGGTGGCGTCGTCGCGCGCATCCTTGCCAGCCTTACGGATGCTGGTGCGGCGAGTCCGCAGGACCATCGCCGTGCTGTGGCACTGTTCGCGCGCGTCCTTGTTCTTGATTTCGGTGATCGATTTCGATTGCTCGACCAGTTCTAGCAGTTCCTTTTCATGCTTTGCAGTGCCCAGCGCTACTGCGGCGCGTTCGGGCAATGTCAGTTCGGTTGTCATGCAAACTCCTTTTTTCTAGGTGCACCCTTGTATTGGGGCGTAGGCGGATAGGAAGGCGGCTCGATCACATTCGCGAGCAGCAGTTTCCAGTTCGCCGCAGTGTTAAGAAACGCAGGGCCGTCCGGACCATCAAACTGATCTCGCGGCGTCGTCATGACCGTGCGTGAGTCAATCACCTCGCACGGCACGGCGATGGAGCAACCGGAGTTGTAATAGCCAAGATGGGCGCGAACGCGATCCTCGGAATACCGGCCAGCCGACGAAGCGCGGAACGTGTAGCCTCGATCATCAGGACGCCAGAGCGTGACGTACCGATGATCGCGGCGGGTGTGCTTCGAACTGACGATGTAGAACTCGTTCATACTTCCTCCTCCTCACCCCTAGCCTCACCCACTTCCGATTCGCACTTTTGACAAACCTCTCGCCAATCTTCGTGACACGCGCAGATGCTGCCGAAACAGTAGCCATGCCCATAGTCAGCACGTACCGTCTGCACGTTACATTCGCAATGGGCGCAATAGCCGTAGGTGGTCTCTTCTGTTGGGTCGGGCTCGGTATCGATCAGGGTCATGCGGCCTCCCTGTACCGAGTCGCGCGAGACTTCAGCGCAGCCTTGTAACTCGCCTTGGCTTCCTTCTTCGTGGCGCACCATTCGCCAGTAACATCGAGCTCGTAGCACCATGCTTCTTTGCCCAACCGGTACATGCGGTACTGATCGCCAAAACGGTCGCCTTTCTGGTCGCGCGGCGCTCGGCGACTCTCGAACAACGGAAATTGGCGGCCACACAGAAACTCGGTGAATGAGTCGCCAGCACATCCATCCGCATCGAGATAGTCCTCGTACCGGGTGCGCTTGGCTGGCGGCTTGGGTTCCGGCAGCGCTGCAATCGCAACCTCGCGCCCCGCTTCCGTCGCCGCAAACACAATGTCGCCAGGCTCAAGAAATTTCGGCGTGGCTCGGCGCTCCATCAAGCCTGCGCGCTCAAGGGCTGAGAGGTGGTACATATCGTGATGACCGTCGCCTGCAACAAAGTGATTGCGGTACGGCTCGCGGCGTTGCTCGCTCAGGCCCAACGTGTGGTGCAGTAGGCTGATTTGGTAGGGTGTGGTCATGGCGCGGCTCCCAGGGATTTAGCCAGTGCAGCGCGAGCATCCTCGATGTACCGACCATCCTTGTGGGGCCGGGTATCGCCAATGCGCTCAAGTTGGTCAGTGATGGCTTGCAGAGCTTCGGTCAGGTCGTCAATCAAATCCGCGTCACGCGCGATCCGGTCTGCCGCCTCGCGTGCCCGGTTGATAAACTGGACCAGAGAAAGCGTGCTACCGGTGATCATTTCCTCGGGCATGCGCAAGACACCCAACAACATTGCATCGCTCATGGCTCCATCCTCAAATATTCACTCGGGTTCAGAACCTCGCTCACCATTTGCAGATATCGCTCTGCCTCTTGCCGGGTGCCGAAGTAACCCGAATCGCGCGAGCCCGGCTCAACAAAACCATCCTCGTCTGTGTGGAGCGTGCCGACATAGAAACCAGCCGCCGAGCGCAAGACCTGAAGCTCGGAATAGCTATCCTTGTCCGGTACGCAGTCCAGGTTGGTGACCATTGGGGATTTCATCGGATGCTCTCCGTTAATTTGTCGGCAGGCCACGTCTTGACGGTCATGCGCGCCTTTGACCAGCGCTCGTCGTCATAGCCTTGTTGATATGCGCGTTGCGCCCACTCAGGCCACTGGCTGACACGAACAAACGTGCAGGCATGAAGTGCGCGCTGGCCCATGCGATAGAAGGCGCGCTTTCCGGCGAGAGGTTTCATGCGATACCTCTAACATTCATATGCGTGTACGTCCGCGCAATGCTGGGCGAGACGTAGCCGGTTGAGATTGGCACACGTGGCGAGCGCTCCAGCCGCATTTGCATCCACCGCTTACGCTGGGCGCGGTTCAAGTGCGATGCATACATCCGGAGTGGCTTGCGCAATGAAAATATGCTCATCACAGGCTCCTGAAAATGGCCCACACAATCGCCACCACGATCAGGCCGCAAATCGTGCCCGCCAGGACTTCGTGCTTGCGCGCGGTCGTCGTGAGCAGTTGGTTATCGTTGGCGGCTCGGCGGAGACCTTCGTCTGAGAGGCGTTTTCTTGCCTCGGCGGAAATCGATACGGTGTAGTCTCGGTCGGAATCGTCAACCACATGCCACTCAGCAGTCTTCAACATGACGGTCCCCTAGTTGTATTGCGTGAACATCATCACGGGCAGCCCGTAACGCTCGCTTCCCTGCCATGCGTAGTGGTCATGCATCGAGCCGGTGAGCGTTCCGAGGTGCCGCTCGTCCTCGTCGCAATCGCGAACGGTCAGACGGTCGCTACCATCGATCTCGCCCCAGTCAATCGGATCACCCCAGTCGTCAACCGGTACGCCATCAATGAATTTCTCGAGACCGGTTCCCGACTCGCCTGCATCGGCAAGAATCTGTTCCCATGACTCGGCGGCGAATATTTCGGATGGCTCACCAATCCAGAAGAATCGAACGTTGCTCATCTCACACCCCAGCAAACCAGATTAAGAAGCGGCGCACCAAGCACCAGGATCAACGCAACTGAACCTACGCCGACGCAGCAGAGAAGAATCAGCGCACCAGCAAATACGTCGCCGCGAGCGCCGCTTACCGGTGACCGTTCTTCGCCGCATATCTGGCGGGCGATGCGGGAGGAGAGGCGGCGGAAAAAGAAGGGTCGCGGACTCATGACCCGTTCGCCTCACGTTGCGTCTTGACCCGGCCAACCTCGTCGCAATCACGAATGCAGTGACGTACCTGTTCGTCCATGCCGGCGCCGAAATCCGAGCCGTACCGGGACTGCAATTTCTTGAGCAGGAATCCAGCGCCAATCACGATATCTTCCAGATACTCGACGCGCTTTGCGGGTGACTTGCTCATGTTGGTTCCTTCTCAATCTTCACGCCGCAGAACGGACAGAAGTTGAAGAACATGCTGATTTCCTTGCCCTTCGCGCTCTTGAATCCAGGCTTGTCGGCTTTGATCGCGTAGGGCAGGTAAGGACGTTCGCTAAGGCCGGCGCCGAATACAATCGCGACGTTCTTCGCCTCTGCCTTGGCTGGAACGCCAAGGTGTTCGGTGTAGTGGTCAGCAAGACGGCTCTCGTTGTCGCGTACACAGTTGCAGGTCATTAGTTCCACTCCCCTATCCCCACTCCAGCAGCCTCGGCTTGCAGACGTTTCTGATGGGCATCAGCCTCGCTCCGGTTTCCCCATGCGTCGTCGTCCCACAGTGCGACGCCGGAGTTCTCCTCGTCCTGCTCGGGTGCGGGCTGGAATTGCTCCCAGAGGCGCGCATTGTTTGCTTTACCCATGACTTTTCTCCATAGGAGTGCTTAATTCGTTAAGGTTTGCCCTCAGTGATGGCGACTGGAAACCGTTCGCTACCAGCACTTTCGATATGGTCATTGCCGAGGTGTTGAACCCCGCAATCACCACCACTCAGGGCGCCCGTCTATTCCGGGCTGTCATCGGTAAGTTTTAAGCCCTAACCGATCCAGCTTGACACGCTACACGCCGTCACCCTGGCGGGGTGCGCTCTCTCACGGAAGTCGCACCACTCATTGCGCCCACTACAGGCCCGGTAGGTGTCACGTCGAGTTCGGCTAATCCTCGTCTTCCTCGTCTTCCTCGTACCAGTCCGGATGCAGTTCAGCGAGCGCCGCGTCAAATGCCGGGTCTTCGCCTTCGCATTCATCCTGCGTATCCCAATCGTCATCCTCGAAAACGCCGATCAGAATCTTGTAGACTTCTTTGCGAGCGTTTTCATCCGGCATGTGCGGCTTGATAGCCACAATGATTTCCGACATAACGCGCGATCCGCCTGCCCATCCCATATCAACCCCTTTGGTTAAACCGTTGTCTCAACCGCCTCAATCAGCGCGGCAATCGTGTCGAAGCGAAACATCACGTCGTCATCCAGTTCGACCTTCAGGACATGCTCCACTGTCAGGCCGATCTCGACGCGATCCAGGCTGTCCATCCTGTGTTTCTGCGACAGGGAGTCGTGGTCGGCTATTTCGGCGGGAGGCATGCATAGTTGTTCGGCGACGATGGAGCGGATCTGATCGGCAAGAGTGGTACTCATGCCCATAACCCAAACCAAACACCGATGCCGTGAAAGATGCCAACGGGGAACACAAATACCCCGACCAGCAGCAGGACGTAAAGCTGATGCACAAGGCAGTCAACGATATGCGTGAGCCATGCGCCAAGACAGATCAGGAATACAATCCCGACAATCAATCCGGCTGCTACATCACCACGTTGCTTTTTCATTTACTCCCCCTCCACCTTTCGTTGACACGCACCGCGCACAAAGAGATAAGCCATGGCGGCACAGAAGGCCCAGATGCTGGCGCCGATAAGTAGGTGGGTCATATCGATCTATCCGTAGTTAGCAAATTCACCATGAATTTCATCCGCAGCTTTTCGATATGCTGCGTGAGCCTCTTCGGCGGTATCAAACATTCCAAGATGCTTATTCTTTCCGTCCATCTGAATCTGAGCTTGCCATCTGCCCATATCTTCTCTCCAGCCAGCACCTTTTAGCCCGGATCGATTGCTCTTTGCCGGCCCCCGATTGCACATGTTTTGCCCTTGGGTGCAAACACGAAGATTTGATCGCTGGTTATTAAGCGGGTTGTGATCTATATGATCGACTTTGCGAGTATCGCCATGTTCCAAGCCCATGATCTGGCGATGCATGCCCTGCGTTCTCTGCTTACCATTGACGCGCGGCGAGTAGCGAAACGCATATCCAGGACCGTTCAGATACCATTTGAATTTAGACAATTCCTCGAAGTCTGAATCGTCTACCATCGCAAACGCGCCTTTGTTTAGCGGTATTAGCTTCATGTTCTGCTCTCACATCGAATATTCAACCCTGGATTCCCGTATGGCCTTTTCTTTTGCGACTTCGAAGCAGGACAGGCAGCTTGTGATCTTCAGCGCGACGGTTGGCCAGTACTGCGCATGCTCCCGCTTCTGCACATCCGGCTTGAGCGTCTTGCAGTGCTCGCAATGTTCGGTGACTGTCACGGTCATTGGGCGTGTATTCCATTTCTCGCGCTCATCTCGATCCATCTCAGCACCACACGACACAGTCATATCCAACTGTGCGCCGATACACCTGCTTGCCGCGGTACTCGGTGTACTCCATATAAGCGCAGGCCAATACAACAATCCAGTTGTGCAGGGTGTTCATGGTGTTTCTCCTAAGCGGTTTCCGCCTCTTTGACGGTCGGGTTTGCCTTGTTCAGCGCCGACCAGGCTGCGTGCATTTCGGCATCAAAGTACTTCGGCCATGCGGCCCCTGCCTGGCTCGGCCCGAAGTAGCGATCCACCGCATCACGGAGCGCCGTCAGGGCTCGGAACATGTCAGGCGAAGCAGAGAGCAGGTTCGCATTCGCCAAGGCCTCTTCTGGCGTCCTGCCACGAACCCCGGCGTCGTCATTCTCCGAATCTTTATCGCCCCAAATGACGATGGACTGGCCGGCGTTGGATTCGATTCCGGGATGATCATTTGCGTCTACATAGACGAACCAATTGCCGTCCGTGAATTTCGTTTCCATGTCTTTCTCCTTGCTCGATATCGCGAGCATTGAGGGGATAAGGGGTGATTTGACGAGCGTTAGAACACGCTTTCGTATTCCTGCTCGCGGGCCGCGAGATACGCTTCGTGCGCAGCTTTGCCGATCTGGCAGAGCGTCGGCGATGCGCGCATATGGCCGTCACGGGGATGGAACTGGGCGACCTGCTCGTTGAGGTAGAACGACATGTAGCAGCGCTTGGCTCGGGCTTGCTCTTTCGCGCCAATGTGCGGCATGTACTTGCTGCGATTGCCCGCGAAGTGCGTGGTGCGATCCATACGGCGAGGATTGTTGCCAGTGGGCCGGTCATCCGAAAGCGTCACGACATCCATACCAGCATTCATGAGCGCAGCGGCAACGCCCATACTGGCGCCGATAATTCCGATTCGTTTCATTTCACTTTCCTTTCGTTATACTAAATGCGTGCAGCAAAGCGCTACACGCGGGTATCTTTGGTAGTGCGCCGTATCGGGGCGCGGGAATTCAGCAGTGTTCTCAGCAGAGCATTGTTACTTTCGGATGACCTTCAGTTCCGTACCGGCCATGCTGGGGCTTGTTAGCTGCTTCAGACTTACAGGGCAGTTCACAGGAACGATACTCAGCCATCGAGGGAGCTCAATGCTCTGTTGGGAAAACTGCTACACGTGGGGCTCGGTCTGTATTCCCGGCCCCACGCCTTCCGACCTAACCAGACAGATCCTGTCTCCCTGGCTAGATTGGGCGCTCCGCTTTCAACACCAGCGGCTGCTTTGTTCGGTGCCTCTTTCGAGGATGGCTGGCTAAACGAGCCCTTATACGGCGCACCATGCACCGTCAATACTCCGAATTTTTAAAGATCGATTCGCAAGCGGCTCTGCCGGG